ACCCACTACCTATATTATCGTATTGGTCACGGAATGTGATATTTGATGTAATAGTATCACCATCAAAATAAGCATCACTACCACTAATAGAACTACTTACTGTAAGATTACCACTACTATTTACACCAACATATTCATTTGATGAAGTAAATGATGCAACAACAGCTCCATTTAGCTGTGGTGAGTAAGTAACACCTAAGTCACCTTGAGCTCCACTTCTACCACTTGCTCCTAATACAATATTATCACCATTCACTGCCGATTCAATTACATAGAATGTACCATTAGTAGTTAAAGTACCAATTCCTGCTTGAGCAATTGTAATAGAATGTGAGTCGGTTGTAATATTACCATAACTATCTGCTATACTTGCAGTAAATCCATAGTCAGTAGAACCACTCAAGTTTGAAAGTGGTTGAACATAGTAAGTATCACTACTTCTCGATGCAGTTAATTGACCACTTGGGTCGGTAAACGAAAATAGTGTATGGTCAATCGTATCACCGATACCACTTTGTGTTTCAGTAAATGTTATAGTAGTTAATGTATTACTTGGTCGAGCACCATTTGTGTTTAGGTTTGAATCCGTATCAGTAAATGACATTGATAGTGGTTCATTATCAGTAATAGTTAATGTATGGTCTCTATATTGTTTTGTAGTTTCAAATGAAGTTTCAGATGCTGTGATTTGGATAGCAACTGTGTCACCATCTGCGTAAAATAAGTTACCACTAATATGAGTATCCACTTCAAGAGTTACACTTAAACCCGTATAACTTGTTGCGCTATTTTGTTGGAATCTAACATATCCACTTGGTATACTATTAACTTCCCACATTTGAGATACTGCTGAAGTAAATGTTATATCACCTGAGAAGTATCCATTTGAATTGGTTGATAAATTTTTTCCAGTCAATGCACCTTCGTGGACATAGTAAGTACCACCATTTACACCAATACTTGATACAGCGTCATCATCAATTGGAATTGTAATCAATGCACTTGCAGAATCTATATTATAAGCATCTCCAACATTTACTCTATACACATATCTATTTGCTATATCAGAATTTAAGAATATTGAACTTTTACGTGTGACTGCCCCTGCGATATTCATTTGGAATGCATCAGCAGTTGGGTCGGTTAACGTAGTACCACCGAGTGATGAAGTGATATTTGGATTTGAAGTGTCACTTCCAGAATGTGCCGATATCAATGTAAAATCTTTATACAATATTGTATTGGCAGGATTACTATTATCAGTAGCAACAATACTACCTGCAGAAGTACCATCCGATGAGTTTTCATTTACACCCGATAGTGATTGGTCTTGTATACCTGGACCTAAGTTATCAACTACCTCTACTCTAAATGGTAAATGTGTTATATTTGGAACATCATATCCTGCTTCATAATTTGCATCTGATGCAGTGATTACAAATGAGTATGATGTTAAACTTTCATAATCTAAAGAACTTGTTACTTGAACAAGGTCTACATATTTTGATACCCCAGTTGTACCAATTGTGAATGAGAAGTGGTCAGTTCCTAAACTACCAGTTCTAATTGTTAATGCATCACTATCAGCATCCGTAACATAGACTCTATATTGAGTTTTAGTTTCAGCAGATGATGATTCATCCAAAGATGCAGTGAATGCAGATATCGTATTACCACTCACACCACCCACTCTAAAGATAGGTGCTGAGTTTGGAGTTACACGAATATATATGGTCTTTTCAACTACGTTGTTCTGACCATCCGTTACCTTAATTAGGAATGGGTGTGACCCCGAACCTGGAGTATTGTCGGTGTTCATTGCTCTACTCGAAGACAAGGTTGCCCTTACCACACCACTTGTAGACACTTCAAAGAAGTTGTCACTATATGAATCTTGAACTGCCCAAGTTTGTGTATCACCTGGAGTTACATCAGTTGCAACAAGCTGACCTATGAATGCACTACTACCTGTGAATTCCGGTATAGTAAATCCGTGTGATGTAATTACAGGTGGGTCACCAAATGAACCACCTCCACCACCACTACCAAATCCACTCGATGCAGCGGATGCTGATACAGCAGTTCTAAAGAACGCAGATGCCGTGTCTAAGAATACAGTAGCATCACCATTATTAGCACCTCCACCGATACCATCACCTGCAATAACTGCTGTGATATCACCAGAACCACCACCTGTTCCAAATCCACTTGCAGCTGCTGAAGCAGAGATGTATGTATCATCAATGATTGCCTCTACTTGAGATGAACCACTAATAGTTCCACTTGGAACTGAAGTTAGATATGAACTCGTAGCATTTGTTAAAGAGTCAACCTCAGTTTGGATTGAGCCTGTAAATGTGTTGAGGGCTGATATATCAGTTGAATCACCACCTGCACCAAATCCACTTCTTACGGCAGATGCTGAGATGAAGGTGTCGGATATGAATGATGCAGTATCAGCAGTTCCTTGGAGTGACCCAGTGAACGAATCTGCAATTACATTTTCAGATACTTTAAATGACCCAGTTACTTGTAGGTCGGAACTTACAAAGTAGTAATCCGACCCAGTAGACCATATGGATGAACCACCACCACCGCCACCTCCGGCGAGGGCTGATAAATCAACACTATTACCATCGGAAATAGTTAGGTTATTGTTTACTTGATTAAATGATAATGTTTGTGAGTCAGACCCAGTATCATCGGTTTGAGCTTCTAATACATTAATCCGTGTATCAAATGATGCTGATATAGCAGGATGTGTTACCTCTCTAAATCTATTGTTTGCGGTTATAGAGTTTTTCTGAAATGCAGAAATGGTTGTGGGTTTGTTCTTTACCTGCGTGTAATTTACTTGGTTTGATTGGGAGACTAACCCACTACCATCGTAACTTACTTGTGCTGATGACGAAAGAACACCAACTGGTAGGTTAGCAGCAACCTGTGCGGATGATGATATAACTCCATTAGTTGAAACTATTTCACCAGTAAATGACCCGCTAAAAGAACCACTAAATGAACCTGTGTAGTCAAATGACATATATATCTCCGATAATTATCTTACTTTCTCTCCCTAATAAATAGTGGAAAAATTTACGGAACTATTGAATTGAATACAACAACCTTAAAACTTCGTCTAATGACTCATGTCTATGGTTATCTTTTAGTGTATTTGTATATACAAAATTTGATTCTTTCAACTTTGGGACATCGTGTATTGCTGAATCATTATTGAATTTTAAATCAATTTGTTGGCCATCACCACACAATATCATTCGAGAATTTTTACCCAATCGACCCAACACCATTCCGAGTTGTTGTTTAGTTAGGTTTTGAAACTCATCTACTATAACTATGGAGTTATCAAAAGTTCTACCCCTAAAATGAGATAAAGATACCAATTCAATTGATTCATCTTTTTCTAACTTATCCAATATTTGTGGTTTGTTATAAACCTTTCTCATATTAGAACGAATTGGAACTAACCATGGCTCCATTTTCTCTTCTAAAGAACCTGGCAAGAAACCATTATCCTCATTGGATACTGTCGGTCGTGTTATGACGATTTTATTCACATCACGTTTAAAGAAAGAATCCAATGCTATCTGAACTGCTACTAGTGTTTTACCACTACCAGCTTTTCCTAATATAAAATTAAATGGATGATTTAGTATTTGAGATTTTGCTAACTTTTGTTCTTCTGATAGAGATATTGAAAATTTTATATTTCCTTTTGGAACTCGTTTTTCTAAATTGTCTGGCATGATGTCCTTTTGTAACATTAGTTTAATATAAGTATCATACCTACAATAAAAAAGGGGAGCCGAAGCTCCCCTTAATTAAATCATATTTAGGTTATGATTATCCTAATGTATCCAATGCGTTTACGAATACTTTACCGTAGAACTCACCTCTTACCATTTGTTTAGCGTAACGTGTCATTACACCTTTTCTTGGAGTGAAGTTTTTCGGGTCGTATACCAATGGAGTCATGATTAATGGAATGTATGGAGCGTAAACAGCACCAGTTTCCAAGAATTGACCACCTTTGTAACCTAACAATACAACGTTTTCAGTCATATATGGGTTTTTGTATACTTGGTAACGATTAGCGAATGAACCTACTTGAGATACACCCATTGCGAATTGCATACCTTCACCAGTACCATTAGCAGCAAATCCTGGAATTGACTCAAGGATTGTAGCTACATCAGGAGAAACTACCATAAAGTTAGCTCCACCTCTCATGGTCTTAGCATGAATTTGGTTAGACACTCTCTGAAGAACAGTACCAAGAGTCTGGAACCATTGTTGTTGAGTGTAACGAGCGGCAGTACCACCAGCAACGAATGCTGAGCCATTCCACTCATCACCTACTTTAGCAGACCAGTGACCTTCAGTCAATGCATTTTCCATCAACATATCTAAGATTTCGAGGTCGATTTCTTGAGATACGTATTCAGACAACATTGAAGTCAATTCAGCTTCAGCATCGATTGAATGGTAAGCATTCAAATCTTGTGCGAATTCTGGCGTCCATTGTGCTTTCAACTTACGAGTCTTAGCAACGATTGGTACAGAGCGTAGCTCTACGTTCAATTCTGGAATACCCAAGTCACTATCGTTAGCAGGAGCTTCGAAGTCACCACGAGTGATGTCAGTTGGTTGTTTTTGGTATTTAACAGTTACATCACCGAATGTAGTATCACGTGCAACGAATACGATGTTTCCACCAGCAAGACGAGTGTAAGCAGCGAAGTACTCATCAACACCTTCAAGTGAGAATGCACGTACACCTTCAGAATCGAAGTCAGCAACTTCACCTGATTGAGCAAGAGATGCAGTTTCAATAGCAACAGTTACGAGGTCAGCGTTATGCGTAGCCCATACAGATGCAGAAAATACTGAATCGTAGTTGATATCAGACAATGCTAATGAAGCAGTTGCGTAAGCATCTTGAGCTACAGCAGCAGCTAATGATTGAGCAGCAGATTCAACCTCGTTGATAGAGTAACCGAAACGACCAGCACCATAAAGACCTTCAGAAGCGTCACCAGCAACTTCGGTGATACCGAATACTGAGTCAGTTTGTGAATCTTTACCAGCACCTGTTTCGAAACCTGGCTGAGCAGTACCATACTTGAAGTCAAGATAGAATACAAGACCAGAAGGTAAGTTCATAGGTTGTACTGAGACGAATTCTTTTGCAGCGATTTCGCTGAAGATACGTCTTACTAATGGAAGAGCGACACCGGCCCACTCTTCAGAGTTTGCAGCAGTACCTGTGCTTGAAGCCTCAGATACTAATTGTTTTGCTTGGTTTTCCAACAAAGTTGCGATTGAACTTCTTTCGAAATCGCTAGCGATTCCTTCGAGTAGTCCAGTTTTTTCCCACTTAGCTACAAGTCCTTTTGACTCTTCGCTCATTTTTTTGTTGAAACCAGCAGATTCGTTTAATAATGAATTTGTGTTCATTTTAATTCCTTTTCTTTAGGTTTTAATTATTTAATTAATCCAGCGAGTTTCTTAAATCTATCAGCAACTTGTGAACCTTCAGAAATGATTTCTTTCTTAGGTGCAGTAGATGCAGTAGGTTTAGACGCTAGAGATTCTTTAACAACTGTTTTTGGTTTTTTAGAAACATTTAAGTTTTCACCCAATGTAGTAAATACCAATTTTACTTCTCTCAAAGATGCAGCTCTATCGAAGTTTTCGATTACTTTCATCTTCTGACCTTCGTTAAGGTCGAAAGTTCTGAACAACTTGTTCGTGTAAAGAAGTTTAGCATTCAACAAGTTTACCTCATTGATAGTACTTCTCAAAGATTCGATAGTAGCGTATGCTTCTTCCAATTCATTTGACTCTTCTACTACTTCTTCTTCCAATTCTTCTGATTCGTAAGTTTCTTCAACTTCTTCTTCTTCGGTCATTTCTTTCAAAGTAGAGATGATTTCTTCCAAAGAAAGTTCTTCATCGATTTCTTCAGCTTCTTCAGATTCTTCAACCTCTTCTTCTGATTCCATCATTTCTTCAGCTTCTTCTTCAGCTTCTTCTTCAGCTTCTTCGTTCATTGCTGCTTCGAGTTCAGCGATTACTGATTCAAGGTCGAGTTCATCTTCCTCTTCATCCATCATCTCTTCCATCTCTTCTTCAGCTTCTTCAGCTTCTTCAGCTTCTTCAGCTTCTTCAGCTTCTTCTTCAGAACCCTCTTCGTCGTGCATTTCCTCTTCGTGAGACTCAATCTCGTCAGAAGCGATATCAGATACCTCTTCTTCTTCGTCTGAATCTAACTCTTCTTCCATTTCTTCCTCTTCAGAAACTTCGTCTTCCATTTCAGAAACTTCATCGTCCATCATTTCTGATGACATCATTTCTTCCATTTCGTCTTCAACTTCGTCTTCGTCATCTAGCTCTTCAGCTAGTTTATGAGAAAGCATAGATTGGAGTTTTGGAGTGAATGCCTCTTCGAGAGCCATTTTTGCGTTTGCTAATGCAGTTTCCTTTACGGCTTTTGCGTCAGCGATAGCTTCTTTTAACAAATCTGATTTCATTTGTTATCTCCTAAATTAAACTTTTGGATAATAAGATTATTTTAAATCTTAATAGAATATAATAAAAAATATATTGACCACTCATTAGATGGAGTGGTATTGATATACAATAAATAGGGGGGTCGAGTTAAAAACACTAAAAGTGTCTACTAATAATTCTCTTCCCTCCTTCTTCTTACCCAATCGGCACGTTTAGCATCATTACCTTGCTTACGTCTACGAGTGGTTGGTTTGGTGTGTTGACGATTTTCTTTAATGTAATCAATGATACCACTATCCTTCATATGTCGTTTCCACTTACGAAGTGCAGCATCAATGTTTCCATTAATAACCCTAACACCATTTGAGTGACCGTATAGGAATAACTCCTCACGTTCTTTCTTAAACTTCTTTTCTGCCATGCTATTTTTTTTATAAAACAAAACACCTACCGAACTAACGATAGGTGTCTATAAATAGTGTTTGTAAATTTAATTAAGATAGTTTATCTAAACCTTCTTTGAAATCTCCAATTAGATTACCCAATGCTCTCTGAGTCTTAGGGTCTAACTTCTTAATATCTTTAATGTGGTTCTTAATAACCTTTGAGATATCAACTGAAAAGTTTTGTAGGATTTCTAAGTTATTCATTACTTCTTAACCTTACCTTTTTGAATGTCTCTATCCAACTCTTCTGCAGCACGGATTACATCTACTACTGATTGGTCGATTGGAACACTACGATACTTAGCAATCTTTCTAACTGCTAACATCACAATTCTTTTTTCTTCGGTAGATGCACCTTCGTTTACTGATTCTTCAACACCTTCAAAGTAAAGGTCAGACATCATATCTTGAAGTTTAGGGTTTTTAAAGTCAAACTTGTATTTTTCCATTGCTCTTCTTGCTTTCAATGCAAATTTAGCAGGAACTACAAAGTATCCTTTTTTAGAACCACCCAATTTCTTTTGCATTTTATTGGCAGCGTCTTTAGGACCTACACCCTTTTGGTTTCCCTTTGGGTCGATGATTGAGTATTTGTTTTCACTTAGTATGTCAGTTAGTTTCATTGAAGCATCCTCTTCGTTTACTGATTCTTTAGCAAAGTCTTTTGCGTTTTCTTTATCTTCTTTATCAACGTCTTTTACTGGGAATTTCTTACCATCAACTTCAAATTCATCGTCACCTTTAGCAATTGCTTTAGCTCTTTCAGCTCCGAACTCGTTACCTTCTTTGATTTCGTAGTATTTACCAAGAACTTCACCCATCTCATCGTAACATGATTCAAGTCTTTGTTGTAAGGTGTTTACTTCAGCGATTGTTTTAGAGAACATTTTGAAAGATTCGTTCATAGACTTCATATGTCTACCAACAGTTACTTTATCAAACCAATCACCAGTTTCTTCAAGTGTTACAGTTTGTGCAGTTTCTACGATACCTTTAATAGATTCGTATACTTCAGCCAAGTCACCTGCACGATAGATTGATTCACCAAATTTTTTGTATTCAGATACAGCTTTGAGGAATTCACGTTTCTCTTCGTTACTCATTCCCTTTTCATCCTTATCCTCACCTACGTTCATTCTACGATAGTCGAGGTGTTGAGATTCTTTTAGTATGTCTGTTAATTTCATAATTTAAACTCCAAAATCACATTCACAATATCCACCAACTTCACACATAATGTCTCTCATCATGTTATTGGCTTTATCGTATTTATAAGTATTCTTTTTAGTGGTAAACGATTCGTTAAGTACACCTTCGTTTGTTGGTGAAAGAAATGCACCATGAGTTGATGGATTGGAAACAAAGTCCCAACATATCAAATCAAAGTCTTGTTCTACCGCAACAGTATCTTCACCAATTTGTTTTACTGAACCCATACCTCTTGATGAGATACCAACGGTACAATCTGCTTTGATGAGTTCTTGTAAGATTTTACCTGCAGGTGTGTTGAGTATTTCAACTGTACCTACAACATCGTCACCATTCCAAGAAACGTCTCTTACAATATGTGATGTATTCTTTAATTCTACCACACCACTTTCAGGATGGTCTAATTCACCATAAGCACGATTCTCTTTGATTTCACGTCCTTGGTATTTCTTTACTTCACGTTCTAATATATTACGTGGGTATACTCTACCATTTTGATTCTTAGCATCAGCACGTTGTAACACACCATTTACTAAGAAACGACCATGTTGTTGTTTTGCTTCTTGTAACATCGTAGGAGTTACTTCGAAAATCATTGTATCTACGAGTAGTTGTTTCATTATCTTTCCCACACTTTTTTCTTACGATATAAATCAAAGAAGACTCTTGCAAGCTCTCTACGTATCATCAATCTGATATCTTCGAGGTCTTGTACTTCGAGTTCTTCGTTTATTTTATTATTGTTACACCCACACGACATATTATGCACTCAATTCTTTTAAACTACGTGCAACTTTTAACATACGTTCTGAAATCTTGCCGAATCTTTTTTGTGTAGACTTCCAGTATTGTTCGTTAGATACACCCATCTCGTTTTTGAGTTTAGTGTTTTGGTTTACAATCTTTTCCACTTCATACATCATTCGGTTAATCTCTTTAATTGACTTATTAACCTTTTGGTGTGCTTTCATAGAGTCATCTTTTTTGTAGTCTCTATAAGTAGCTTCAATTATAGCTTCTAATCTATCTTCCAACTTCTTCATTGTCTTGGACTCCGTATTTAATTTACTCTTCTTAGCTTTCTTATACCCTAATACCTCGATGTGGTCGGTATCCAAATCATCCTCATCAGTACTTTTAGAAAAAGCGTTTGGAGTTTTTGGTGGACCTGCCCCACCATCCATATTACCGGTAACATTAGCCTCATCAATATCTTCTTCTTCTTGAAGAGTTTCCATCGACTCCATTTCTTCAAACTTTTCTTCTAATTGTTCTAATAGAAATTTAGACATTGGATACTCTCCTTAACTCATCTAATAGTTCATGGTATCTTAGAATTGAAAGAATCTGATTTTCGTTGATTACTTTGGAATTAGTAATATTATCAATAAGATTTACAGTTTCAGTCAATTTGATTTTAGCTACCTTATCAGATACATTTAATTTAGAAAATTCTGATTTCAGTCGTTTTGTTTCAGTAATCACAACAGTTCTCAATTTAGCTGAGTTATCGATGTTGTTGATATATGAACGTAGTACTTTCTTTTGTGATTCAGAAAGATTTGTGTATTTTGAATTGAATGAGTCTACTAAGAACTTATATGCTAACATACGAACTTCTTTAGATTGTTCGTTATATTCTTTGTTTGTAGATTCAGTTACGATTTCAACATTGTTGCGTGTAATCGTTTCGAGAATAGTAGTCTTACAAGTAACGTACTCTTTGGGAGATTGGTTTGATTTGTTTTCAAACAATTTATAAACCGATGCCATCTCACGATAGTTTGTTACACGATACTTAAAAAAGTCGTCCATAATAAAAGATTCTTTGACTGATTTAATCAAGTTATACTTTTGTCTACGTAAGATACCTTCATTAAGTTTAACACGTTCGTTTAATACGATATCAATAAACTCTTGAGCTTGATACTGATTGTCAAAGTTCTCTTTAGTTAGAGACTGATACAATTTTAGTTCTTTGTTTAGCTCAGTTCCCTTTTTGAAATGCTTCTTGATTATTTCGAGGGCAAGTGAGTCTTTGTTCGCAAGTGTATCTGATGCGATTTGTCTTACGAGTAATTCAAATAGAATACCCGTATTCTTAAACTTACTATGTTTTAATTTGGCCATTGTAAACCTTATCTATTACTATTCCAATTTATAAATATGTAAAAACTCATCAAATCGTGTCGTCTATTAGATTTCTCTCGTCTAATAAACCCGATTCAGTCTTTTCGTCTTCTAATAAAGATTCATTTAAAATCTTGTTTGTCTTACGTTTAACGTTTTTTAAAGATGATTTTAAAGCCTCCGTTTGCTCATATGCAAGTGGGGAGTTTTTATATTTATGATATGTTGCTGCTGGTTTGATATCAGTTTTCTGACCAAGTGGGTCTCTACCAAATGTACTGTCATCAGTTTTATAGTTACCTGACTTCTCAGGTCGACCTGCTCCATCAAATCCACCTTCGGGCGAACCACCATCATCATTAGGTGATTGGTGCATCGATGCTAAATCATGTGGTGTACCAAATGACTCACCAGTTTTAACTGGGTCGTTACCCTCGTCTTCAATTTGAGTTTGTCTAAATCCAAGTTTAAGGTCTTTGATAACATTCAATTGTTCTTTTGCATATTCCTCTTCAGACATATTGAAGATATTCTTATACATCCACTCTTGAGAAACCATTTTTAAGTCTTTCATATCAGATACCAACGATACCTTCTCAGACCACAATGCAGCTTTCTCTTGTTCGTATATGATAGATGGGTTTGTAAGTTCCAACTCAAAGTTTACAAGGTCTTCGTTTTCGTAACCTTGTGAATACAAGTGAACAATTGCAATCTTAGTTAATTCGGAAAGAACAATCTTTTGGATTCTCTCAACTGAACGTGCGAATCTAATATCCTCTTGTGCAAGAGTTGCTTTACCCTCAACTGACTCATCGTACCCAATAAATGCTTTTGGTACTTTTAATGCAGCCATCATTCTATTTCTTAGGTATTCGATATCATCGATACCACCAAACTCCATACCACTTAATGTATCTATCTCAGTACCACTTTGACCACCACGAACTGGCAGATAGTAATCATCTAACATATTCATTAGATTAAACTTGAGATTGTAATCACCAGTGTTTTGGTCAAGATATGGTACTTTCTTCATTTGGTCGATGATACCTCTCATGTGGTTATCAACTTCACCGGGTGGAATGTTACCTACATCAATTTTAAATGTACGTCTTTCAGGTGCTCTCATAATTCTATGAATCATCATAGCGTCTTCCATAAGAGTTAATTGTTTCCAAGTCTTTCTTGCACCTTCTAATAATGAACGACCATATGGTAGGAAGTTTGTATCTGCCATCAAACGGAAATGTGCAATCTGATAAAATTGGAAGTAATCCGCGTTCTTATTTACACTTGCTCCGTGAGCAGCACCCATAGAACCCAACTTGAATCTTACTTCATATGGGTTTTCAGGATTAAATCCTTCTTCACGTTCTACTTCATACGCTGACATTGGTGATACATTTACAATACCAACACCCTCTTCAATATCAAGATGAAGGAAGTAATCACCATACTTACTCATACCACGAATCCATGCCCATAGGTTGAATTCGATATTCATAATGTCGTAGAATAAGTTATGTAGAATATTCTTTACGTTTTCATCTTGTGTCTTGATACGAAGAACATCGCCCATATCATTTTTAAGTGTACACTCATCTGCGTAAATATCTAATACTGAGTTTAGGATGGAATCTTTATCCATTGCCTCATAATCAGTATATAATTCTAATTTATTTGAATGATAATTAAATTGATTATTGTAAGTCTCCCAATTTTTACGAGAGGTGTGTAATCTACCGAATCTATCATAGTAAGATGAACTACGTAGGTTACCCTGAGATTGTAGTCTTTGAGTATCGATAGTTTGGGTTCTACCCTTACCAATCCTACGAACCACAACTTGCGTGTTGAAGAGTTTGTTTAACCTACTAAATAATGATTTATCTGCCATAATTGTGTCTCTAACTAAAAGTATATACTTCTACAAGTTATAAATATACAAAAAATAAACTTAACTACCAAATTTATAGTAACCAAGTTAAATCATTGTCATTACCATGTGTATCCTTTTGCTTCCAAGGGTCTTGTCCGATACTTCTATTGGAATATACACCAGTACTTGACTTACCAATATGACCTAATGTAGTTCTTGTTAAATCAATACCTTGTTGTCTTAATTTCAATGCCGTATCACGTACCCAAAGTCCAGTAGAGAATGATATCACCAAATCGTCATTATAACCTCGCTGTGCTTCAGCTCTACTACCATTCCATATGAATACAAACAATTCTTCTATGAGTCGCTTAGAATGTATTATAGGAGTTCTCTCTCTCATATACATATCGAGTTTAGAAATCACTAAAGGGCGTGTTCTGCTTGTCATAGAGAATCCAGGAACCATATCCTCTTTACGTTTAAGGTCGAACCCTTTTCTTAAATGGATATCCTCATCGATATAACCGACATCTCTATATGAGTAATATAAGTTATCATAGTTTCTATCAATTACTTCTTGGATTACAGCCCAACCAATATTTGCGTTTTCAATCACCAACATTGCGTTGTTCCATTCAGACGCTATTGAGGTTAACATTGCACCATATTGTTTGGTATCAATCTTACCTTTGTATTCTGCTACTTGTTCAACAGTCTCTACATCAAATACATGGAATGCTGAATAATCGGATGAGTCACCTCTTGCGACATCGGCAACTACTACATAATCACGTGAGTAGTTTGGATAATCCCATAACCAATAGTTACCATCAAATCCTCTTTTCTCTTTTGGTTCATCAATATATGTTTGTTCATACCATTGAATAATAGGACCATCCACAATAGTATGTCCAGAAGTAATAAAG